CCAACACTAGCAACTGGCGGTAAAGCAATTATCACATCGACACCTAACAACGACGAGGATACATTTGCTACAATATGGAAAGAAGCTAATAAAAAGTTCGACGAATTTGGCAATGAGCAAGAGGTAGGCGTCAACGGATTTTTTCCTTTTACTTGTAAATGGGACGAACACCCAGATAGAGACGATGCGTGGGCTGTAGCAGAACGCAGTCGTATTGGTGAAGAACGATTTAGACGAGAATACAACTGTGAATTTTTAATTTACGACGAAACATTAATTAGTTCAATATGTCTAGCAGGATTAGAAGGAAAATCACCATTATTAAATATGGGACAGACCCGTTGGTATAAAAAACCTAATGCGGAAAACATTTATGCTATAGCGTTAGATCCAAGTTTAGGAACCGGAGGAAACAGTGCTGGCATACAGGTTTTTGAGTTACCTGGTTTTGTACAAGTAGCAGAATGGCAACATAATTTAACTCCTATTCAAGGGCAAGTTAGAGTTCTTAAAGAAATTTTAAAATATATTCAAGATGAAATAGGCGAACAAGCTAGTAGAAACATTTACTGGAGTGTGGAAAATAACACAGTAGGTGAAGCAGCTTTAGTTTGTATTCGAGATATAGGAGAGGAAAATTTCCCAGGGTTATTTGTTAGCGAACCTATCAGGAAAGGGCATATTCGTAAATTCCGTAAAGGATTTAATACGACGCATAATACTAAAATTTCTGCTAGTGCTAGACTGAAATACCTTGTAGAATCTGGCAAAATGACTGTAAACAGCAAGCCGTTAATATCTGAGTTGAAATCCTTTATCGCTAAGGGTATAACTTTTAAGGCTAAAGAAGGTCAATGGGATGATCTAGTTAGTGCATGCCTGCTAATTGTACGAATGAGTCAAGTATTGTCGGATTGGGATGCTAGAATATTTGAAACTTTCAGCTCAAGCGACAGATTGCAGGATGAAGATTATGAGCTTCCTATGCCGATCCTTGTTTCAAGTTCACTCGGATAAATATCATTATGGACAAAAATTTAGATTTAGTTGCTAAAGAGCTATTTGGGAAATTGAGATCTCAATTCTCTAATATTGAGCTTAAAGATCAAAACGGTGAAGCTACAGGAGAGGAAAATCTTGCCCGTAATTTTACATTCGATTACGAACGTAACGGAGTTGCTCTTGGTAGTATTTCTATCGATATCAGCGATGAAGACGGACTTGTAATAATCTATAGCAACGACATCTTAGAAGATCAACCAGATGGTGTCAAGAAACGTTGGTTTAACTTTTTAAGAGAAATCAGCGACTTCTCAAAACAGAAGATGTTGAAATTCTCAATCAGAGACATCACTAAATCTAATTTAGATAAACGAGATTATAAATTTCTATCTCAAAAACATGGAGAAGCACAAATGACCGAAAGTAAGTTATGGGGTAGTGCCAAGACTAGTTATCAAGACCTTGGGGAAACTAAACTTATTATAAAACATAGCCAGCCTATAAATTTAAATCTACCCGCAGGTAGAACAATGCACATCGAAAGCATTTATATTGAAAATCAATCAGGCGAAAGATTTCGTTATCCTATGAAACATCTTAATGGTGCAAGAGCAATGGCCGAGCACATTAAGCATGGGGGCAACCCATACGACGAGATTGGCCAATATATTGTAGGGCTAAGTGAAGAAATGCATAGCCTTAGAAAATTTAAAGGTTATGTAAGTAGAACGCCAGTTGTTTCAGAAGCAATGGGCGATATTAGCGAAAGAGTAGTTGGAAGAATTGAAGAACTTAAAAAAGAAGTTTCTAACTTACAAAAATCTTCGTATTACGAATCTTTTTCAGAATCTTTTACGAAAATCGAAAGTAATGAAATTCCAGAAGATGTAGTTAACGATTGGGTTGAAAGATTAACTATTAAATCTTTTAACGAAGAACTAAAAAATGTATTTCCTTACATTTACAAATTAGTAGGAACAGATATTAATCCTATTAAAGAAATGAGTTATGATGATTTCGTAAACTTAGAGAACGACGATGTGTCTGTTTCAGAACAGAAAAAAACTTTAGATGTAGAAAATTCATATGAAGTGTTTTTAAATAAACTCATTGGAGAAGGAACAGACATCTTTAGTAATAATGAAGAGGAACAAAATTCTGCTATTGAAAAATTGAATCAGCTAGTATCTCAAGAATTTCCTGTTGGTACCGATGGAAGCAATGCAACAGAAAGCTTGGCAGAAATTATTGACGATAAAGAACTCTTTGAAGTATTTAAAGAACTAGCAGATGTGAACCCAAATGCAGATATTAGAAACATTTTAAAAGATTACATCGCAATTAAAGACGAAGAAAATGGTACAGACATTTCTGAAAAAGTTAATTTTCCTGATGATGTTTCGCAAGAGCCGGCGGCAGAACCAACTGATCCAGCTGCTGCCGCACCTGCACCAACTGATCCAGCTGCTGCCGCACCTGCACCAGCAGCACCTCCTAGTATGCCTGTGACTCCGGGTGTAGCAATGGCAGAAAATATCAAACGTGTAATCGAACGTGCAAAACAGGCAGGCATGACAGCAGAAGATACTTTTACATTATTTGGTAGAGAAGTAACTTTAGCAGATGCTATTCAAACAGCTGGATTAGATTTACATGAATTCTTTGACAATGGTTACAAGGACAGTGGTGATGAAGTAGTCGAATTTGTTCGAAGCATGTTCGATGAAGAAGGCAATACACCAAAAGGCCCAACTGGTGTGTTAATCAGTGTCGAAAAGAAATTTGGTGAAGAAGCAGTAGACAAAGCAGAACAAGTAATGAGCGAACTAATGTCTCAAGCAGAAGTAAAACGTATTCAAGAATTATCCGGAATTCCTTCAACTCAAGAAGAAGGATTTGGAGATGAACTGGCCTACAAGGCAGGTAGTGCAGTTGGAAAAGTGCAAAAAGGTGTAAGAGATACAGTTAGCAATATTCGTAAAGGTGTATCAGATTTAGCAACTAATTTCCAAGCAGGACAACAAGCTGGCCAAAGCGGCGGACCTTCAGATGTAAGCACTGCTCCTCCAGGACAAGGTGCTCAACCAGCTGCGGTAGGTAAAATGCCCCAACCTAAACCACAAAGTGGACAAAGTGGACAATCGCCTCAGCCTAAAATGGGACAAGGTATTTCAAAACAAGATAGAAACCTACGTTCATTAGAGAGTTCCGAATTAGCGACTATGCTAAGAATCGCTGGGCTTAGATAATTGGTAAAATAAATCAAAAAAAGAGTGTTAAATCTCTTGCAAGACTAAATAAAAACGCATACAATACATCGTATGCGTTTTTTGTTTTAGAGGGTTCTAGAACAAACTAAAGGCAAATATAGGCTAACAACAGGAGATAATCATGGCTACATTAGCAGAAATTCGTGCGAAACTTAAAGAGCAAGAAACCCGCAGCAGCGGCGAATCAAAAGGCGGAGATAATTCAATCTATCCGTTCTGGAACTTAAAAGAAGGTTCCGAATCCACAGTACGCTTCCTACCAGATGGCAATGCAGATAATACATTCTTTTGGGTAGAACGTGCAATGATCAAACTTCCTTTCGCAGGAGTTAAAGGTCAAACAGAAAGCAAACAAGTAACTGTAAACGTTCCATGCATGGAAATGTATGGTGAAGCTTGTCCTATTCTTAATGAAGTTCGTGCTTGGTTTAAAGATCCAAGCTTAGAAGATCAAGGTCGCAAATACTGGAAGAAACGCAGTTATATTTTCCAAGGTTTTGTGGTAGAAGATGGTCTTAAAGAAACCGAGAAGTCAGAAAATCCAATCCGTAGATTTATCATCGGTCCTCAGATTTTCCAGTTAATTCGCGGAGCGTTGCTTGATCCTGAAATGGATGATTTGCCAACTGATGCAGTTAACGGTGTCGACTTTAAACTAATTAAAACTAGTAAAGGTGGTTATGCTGACTATAGCACTAGTAAGTGGAGTCGTCGTAGTCGTCCCCTTGATGACAAAGAAGCGGCTGCTTTAGAAGCACACGGACTTTTTTCTCTTAAAGATTACTTACCCAAGAAACCTACAGAAGTTGAGATTAAGGTAATGAAGGAAATGTTTGAAGCGTCAGTCGATGGCGAACCATTTGATATGGATCGTTGGGGGCAATACTTCAAGCCAGCAGGAATGAGTCAATCTACCGGCGATCCTAATAGACCTGCAGCCGTTGCTGTTCCTGTTGCAGATGTAGAAGACTTTGAAGAACCAAAAAGTACTGTGTCTACTAAACAAGACTCAGTTGCTTCTACTAGTTCAGGATCTAGCAAAGCAGAAGACATTCTTGCTATGATTCGTAATCGTCCTAAACAATAATCGATAAGTAGAGTGCATACACGCACTCTACTATAATTATGGACTGGAAATTAATTGAAAAAGCGCAATGGAAATTACGTCAGCATCCATTAACTGCTAGGCAAAGTATAGGTTGCACCGAAGACTTAATTGTCTTTATGGAAAATCATGTCTATGCAGTTTGGGACTTCATGTGCCTTACAAAACAACTACAACATCACCTTGCCCCTAGTGGAAGCCCGTGGGTACCTAAGTATTCTGCTTCTGCTAGGAGATGGGTCAATGAAATCGTGTTGGGAGAAGAAAGCGATATAACAATGTCTGGTAACGGGCATCTAAGTCATTTCGAAAGCTACATCATAGCTATGAAAGAAATAGGTATTGACACTTCGTGGATAGAACAATGGCCTGCCTTAGTCAAGGATATAGGGTGGTCTAACGCTATGCAACATCCTAAAGTTCCTGAGCCTGCAAGATTTTTCATGACTCAGACTAAAAGTTTCGTTGATAGTGATAAGCCCTGGATAATATGTTCTGCCTTGGCATTAGGTAGAGAGGATCTTTTACCAGAACAATTTGCATCTGTGCTTAACCAACTACGTAGTGCAGAAATACCTAGTTATACTTTCAACTGGTACTTACAAAGACATGTCGAAGTTGACGGAAATGAACATGGCCCAGCAGCTAGAAAATTATTACAGGAATTGTGTAATAACGATCCTATTCGAGAGCAAGAAGCTACCGATGCTGCATTGCAGGCTATCAAAGCAAGAGAAAAATACTGGGATTTAATAATTCAAAAAGATTATTCCTTTTAATGGCAAACTTAATTTTTTTTTGACAGGCATTAATTAATAATATAATATTTAATAAAGGAAAAAACATCATGGCAAAAGCATTTGACTTAACAAAATTTAGAAAGACTTTGACAAAAAGTATCGATGGATTAGGAGTTGGATTTAATGATCCAACAGATTGGATTAGCACAGGCAACTATGCTCTTAATTATTTAATTAGTGGAGACTTTAATAGAGGAGTGCCTCTAGGTAAAGTAACTGTATTTGCAGGTGAGTCTGGAGCAGGAAAAAGTTATATCTGTTCAGGAAATCTTGTGCGCCATGCACAAGAACAAGGTATATATGTTATTTTAATCGATAGCGAAAATGCGCTAGATGAAAAATGGTTAACAGCATTAGGTGTCGATACTAGTGAAGATAAACTTCTTAAGCTTAATATGGCAATGATCGATGATGTTGCTAAAACTATCGTTGAGTTTATGAAAGAATATAAAGCTATGGAAGATCGTCCGAAAGTTCTTTTCGTCATTGACTCACTAGGTATGTTGCTAACCCCAACAGATGTTAATCAATTCGAAGCAGGAGATCTAAAAGGTGATATGGGTAGAAAGCCAAAAGCACTTACAGCGTTGGTTCGTAACTGTGTTAATATGTTTGGTAGTGCTAACGTCGGCTTGGTGGCCACTAATCATACATACGCTAGTCAGGACATGTTCGATCCTGACGATAAAATCTCAGGCGGACAAGGTTTCATTTACGCAAGTTCTATTGTGGTTGCCATGAAGAAACTTAAGCTCAAAGAAGACGAGGATGGTAACAAGATCAGCGAAGTAAAAGGTATTCGTGCAGCATGTAAGATTATGAAAACACGCTATTCTAAACCCTTTGAAAGTGTACAAGTTAAGATTCCTTATGAAACAGGTATGAGTCCTTATAGCGGATTAGTCGATTTATCGGAAGCAAAAGGCATACTTAAAAAAGATGGAAACAGACTGTCATTCACTACGAATGATGGAGAAATCATTAAATATTATCGCAAAGAATGGGAACGTAACGAAGAAGGCTGCTTAGTTAAAGTAATGGCAGACTTTAATAATGTAACACCCATCGAAACCGTGGAGATAGTTGAAAATGAATGAAAATCAAATTGCCGATATCTGGATGCTATTTAAAGAATATGTAGATAAAAAAACCATCGAACTTGCTGCTGAAAGATATGTAGATTTACTTGCCGACATCGGTGTTAGCGACAAAGCAATTGGTGGAGCAGCAGGCCACGATGAAGCTCTAGATGAAGCAATTGAATACTACCTCGACGAAGACTCAGACGAAGAGGATTTCGAAGAAGATAATTGGGACTACGATAATGAAGATTAATAATGTGGTATTCTAAAGTAAGCAAAGACATATCTTATATCCCCGATGCTGTGGCATATTTTGAAGCCGAATTAATAGCTGCAAAGAATGATAGTCGCATAGCGGGAAATATAGAAAAAGCAGCAGCCAATATGCCCGGCATCGTGGAACTAAGATATAGTCAACTTCAAGAAATTGAAGCAGTTTTAGAATATTTAAATATCGAACTTCGCAGACTTAAAAGTCAGCATTTTCGTAAGTATCTTGAAAACTATCAACGTGCATTAAGTAGTAGGGATTGTGAAAAGTATGTAGACGGTGAAGCAGACGTGGTAGATTTTGAAAAAATTATCAACGAGTTTGCTTTACTTCGAAATAAATGGTTAGGTATTACTAAAGGGCTTGATGTTAAACAATGGCAACTGTCTAATATTATCAAGCTACGAGTTGCCGGTATGGAAGACGCTAGTCTTTAAATTATGACCGAGCAGGAACGTTGGCAACGAGATCTGGAAGAAATGGAAATCTTTTTGTTGCTGTTCTTCATTGAAGCCTGGGTAGCCTTTTGGTGGTGTGTTCACGCCAATCTTTGAATGTACCCGTAATAGTAGCAGATAAATATCTGCATGAAAAAAATTGTGTTGATAACTGGCGGATTTGATCCTTTACATTCAGGTCACATATCTTATATACAAGAATCTAAAAAATTAGGTGATTTACTAGTAGTAGGTGTAAACTCCGACGATTGGCTTCAACGGAAGAAAGGTCGTAGTTTTATGCCATTATCAGAACGTGCTAATATCATCCGACATATCAAAGGCGTCGATTTCGTGATGGACTTTGACGACAAAGACAATACAGCTAAACATGCTATCTGGATGGTTCGACAGAGTTATCCTCAAGATCATATTATCTTTGCTAATGGCGGCGATCGTACAGAAACAAATATTCCAGAAATGGACGTTGTAGACGATAATCTAGAGTTTGCTTTTAGTGTCGGCGGCAAAGATAAACAGAATTCTAGTAGCTGGATATTAGATGAATGGAAGGCACCTAAGACCGAACGCACATGGGGATATTACAGAATACTTCATGAAAATAAAAAAGAAGTTAAAGTAAAAGAGTTGATTGTAGACCCAGGACAGTGCCTTAGTATGCAACGACACGCAGATAGATCAGAGCATTGGTTTATTATCGAAGGCACAGCTGAAGTCTTTACTATCAATAACAGTACAGATCACGAACTAGTAGGTGTGTTTAAAAAACATCAAAGTTTACATATCAAAAATTCCGAATGGCATCAACTGTGTAATCCGAGCAATCAGCCTTTAAAGATTGTAGAAATACAATACGGACACAATTGTATAGAAGAGGATATTGAGAGAAAATGAAAGTATTCATAGGTTGGGATAGTAGAGAAGATATTGCCTATCAGGTATGTAAACATTCAATTTTGTCAAGGACAGACGAAGATGTAGTTATTGTACCTTTAGTACAACAGAAACTTAAAGAGGAAGGTATCTATACCAGAGATATAGACCCTTTAAGTTCAACAGAATTTACTTTTACTAGATTTCTTGTACCATATCTTGCAAATTACTCCGGATGGGCACTTTTTGCTGATTGTGATTTTTTGTTTGTGGACGACATCAAAAAATTATTCAATCTTGCTAAAAATCAAGATTATGCAGTAATGTGTGTTCAGCACGATTATGTGCCTTCAAACAGTGTAAAAATGGATGATAAAGCTCAACATCAATATCCTAGAAAAAACTGGAGTTCCATGATTTTGTTTAACTGCGAGCATCCAGCAAATAAAATTTTAACTCCGGAACTAGTAAATTCACAAACAGGTGCATTTCTTCATAGATTTCAATGGTTAGAAGATCGTCATATAGGCACAATAAATCCAGAATGGAATTGGCTTGTTAATTGGTA